TCGTACTCGACGACTGCGCAGCCGTCGGGGGAGAACTTGAATGGTCTTGTGACTCGAACTTTCACTCTGGGTCTCCTTCAAGAACGAAGCGCCCGACTCCCCCGAAAGCAGCAAGCAAAAGGGGAGCCGGGCGCCTCAAGCCGCCCAGCGGACGAATCCGGGAGAGTCCACGCCCGGATTCGTCCACCTGGTGGGAGTGGGTTACGTGTTGACCGGCGAGCGGTGCGGGTGGCCCTGCACAGCGGAGACGCCGATCGGAATGCCGGTGGTGTGAGTACCGGTGAAGTTGGCGACGACGCGAACGTACCGCTTGCTGCCGCGGTAGCCGACGATGAAATCGCGCGTATCTTCGGCCGGGGCGTCGATCACGGCGAACGTGCCGGGATTGGTCGCCCCGGTGACGCCTCCGATCTTGTCGGCGTCGGCGACGTCGTTGAAGACCGAGTCGTCGTCGGACTCCTCAAGCTCGAGTTCCAGGAAGACCGAGCCCGAGAGGACGTCGGCCGAGTCGCCGACATGGGCGACGAGCATGAGCGAATCATGGTCGCGCGTGTCGACCGAAGCGGAGTTGACGTCGGCGTTGCGAACCGCGGGCGTCAACAGTTGGGTGACCTTCAGTTCCGAGAAGATGTCTCGAGTTACCGACATAGCTGTTGTAGAACCTCCTTCCTTTCTGTTGAGCCCGACCTAGGTCGAGAACTTCATGAGCTTGATCGACTCGAAGTTCAGGACGTCGCCGCCGACGCGCTTCGTGGTGTAGAAGCGGATATAGGGCTTGTCGGTGAACGGATCACGCAGGATGTTGACGCCCTGCCGATCGACGATCGTGTAGGTCTCCTGCATCTGCGCCAAGGCGACCGAGAGCGAATCGGCCGCGACGTCGGGCATGTCTTCCATCTCGACGACCGGGATCCCGAAGAGCGTGAACCGGAAGGCGTTTCCGGTCACGTCGGGCGCCCATTGGTAGTTCCCGTTCGAGTCCTTGAGCTTCATGGCCGCGGCCATCGTGGCTCGGTTCATGACCCAGATCGAGCCGTCGCGATAGACGGTCTTCAGTTGGCCGAGCATCGTGATGAACGGATCGAGTCCGTTCGGGTCCGCGAGGAACGCGCCGTTCGCTCCGGAGACGACGTGTTGGATCTGGCCGCGCGGCCGCGCGGCGTCGCCGGTCACGACGGTCGGGTAGGTCAGCCAGCCGCGAGGCTTCTTGACGCCGTCGCCGAGCAGGAATGCGGTGTTCTCCGTCCGAATCAGCTTGCGGCCGACCTTGCGGTTGAGCCAGCCCTCGACGTCGAAGCCGGCGTCGTCGAGGACCTTTTGAGTCGCTCGCGGGTTGGCGTACTGCTCGAAGACCGCAATGCGCCATTCGCCGACGGTCGGCGTTCCGGTCTCCGGCCGAGCCTGGGTCTCGCCGACCCAGCCGGTTTCCGCTTCGTCGTCCTCGTAGGGGCCTTCGAGGGCGTCGGACTGCGAGAGCGTAACGACGTCGGCGTGCTGCCGCATCGGCGAGGACTCGAAGATCTTCTCGACGAGTCGGCCGGTCTGGTCGGGCGAGACCCAGTAGCCCCCCTGCGGGTTGGATCCGACCGAGAGCTGAGCCCGAATTTCGGGGCTGACATTCTCGGAGCCGACGCGGAGATAGGACTCTACCGCCGCCTTGTACTGGACGAGGGCGTCGAGCTCCGTCCGCCGGCCGGTGATGTTGGCGAAGAGCTTGACGTCCTTGTCGGTCAAGCCCTCGGCGGCGGCGCCGCCCTGGCCTCCGGTGAGACGGATCTCGTCGATGCGGCTCTCAAGAGCCTCGACCGAGTCCGTCATCAGCTTGTTGAGTTCGTCGACCCTGGCGAACATGGCGCGCTGCGCCTTGTCGACCTGTGCGCCGATCTCGCTATCGACGTACCCTTTGTCGGCCTTCGCGAGAAGAGCCTTCTCGTTCTCGGCCTTGAAATCGGCGATCGCCTTGTTGGCCGCCTCTTGCGCTTCGGTGAGCGTCATCCTAAACCTCCGTACCTCGAACTGATTCCCCGAAGGCCTTGAAGAAGGCCTCCACGTCCGCGTCGTCTCCGTCGCCCGCCTCCCGCGGGTTGGACGGTTCGACGCCGCCGAAGCCGTGCGCCGCGAAGCGCTTGGCCTGGCCGCCCGAGAAGCCTGCCTCCCGCAGGTATCTCTCGAAATCTCTGGTCGAACGGACCTCGGAGGCCTCGATGCCTCCGCTGGATCCGCGCCCGGCGCCGCCGGCGACGCGAGCGACGGTCTCGTCGAGCGTGCCGATCCGGTCGATCATTCCGCGCTGAAGCGCCTCCCGCGCCAGGAAGACCCGGCCGCGGCCGAAGTCGGTCTCGACTTTGGCGAGGGAAACGCCGCGGCCGTCCGCGAGTGCGGCGTTGAACATGCGGCCGAACTCGTTGGCCATTTCCTGCAGCTGCGCCTTCGCATCCTCAGACAAGGGCTCGAAACGGCTGACGCCGAGCTTGTCGGGGTTGGACCGGATGATCGTCGTCGTCACGCCGTCGGCCTCGGCCATGCGCGAGATCTCCTGGTGGATCATCACGACGCCGACGGATCCGATCCGACTCGACGGCATGGCGACGATCTCGTCGGCCGCCGAAGCGAGCCAGAAGGCCGCGCTGGCCATCAGCGGCGCCGCCTGGGCGATGATCGGCTTCGTGCCTCGCGCTGCTCGGATCTCGGCCGCCAGCTCGTCGACGCCGTCGACGGTTCCGCCGGGCGAGTCGACGGCCAGGACAATCGCCTCGACGTCGGCCGAGGCGAGCGCCTGGCGGAAACGGGACGTGATCGTCTGGACGGAAGACTCGATTCCGAAGAGTTCGTCGAACAGGTCCGAGCGGAAGTGAATGTCCCCAGTGATCGGAACGACCGCGACGCCGCTGGCGGGCGGCGACGGTTCGCTGCGCCGACTGCGGAGTCCGAGGAAGGCGCTCGGATTCAGGGCGATCTCGCCGATCTCCTCGGCGCGGGTCTCAAGCGTCGCCCAGGGGCGATCGCGGACCAATTGGATCAGTGCGGCTTTATCCATCGGCACCCCCCTCTGAAACAGCAGGGCGAGTGCCGTCATCGATCAGAACCATGGTCTGAGGATTGAAGTCGGCGGCCTTGATCCAGACGGAGTCGCCCCCGTCTCTTCGAATCGAGACGTATCGGACGAAGCCGTCGCCTTGCACCATGGAGAGCGCATCGACGAGACTTATCTCGGCGCCGCAACTGGTGCAGACAGGCTTTGCTCTTAGGAGAGCGTGCCTTTGTCGTTCGTCGTTGAGATTCTGTGGGGTATTCATGTCGCGACTTGTGAGTGAAGAGGATGGCTTCGGAACCATGAGGTACGGGCAAGCATCCTTAGAGATCGCCTATCACCTGGAGATTTGGGAGAACCAGATTGAGGTCCACGGCGAGCCCGACATACCGGGACTCCGCGAGATCAGAGGCACGGTCTCCGGTGTCCCTTTGACCGAAATGTGGGAAGTAGTTGCGGGTGGGACCGCGGAACTGCAGCTGAGCGACGGGCGAAGCCTGACCGTCATCATTCAGAACGCTGAATCCGGGCTGTTCGTCGCCAGCGGCGGTTTTAGGTAGCGCTTGCATGTCTCCTATTGCCGGGTCGGCGGCTCGCTCGGCGTCGTCCCAAGCGGCGCCATGTTGAGCTGCTCCTTGTACTCGTCGCCCTCTGGGCCGATGCCGTTGAGGTTCTCGAACTGCCGGATCTCGTTCGGATTGAGCCAGCCGTTCTGTTTGGCGATCGCGTAAGCCTCGTAGCGCTCCTTCAGAGCGGTGCGCATGGACGCATTGAATTGGAACTCGACGAAGACGTCGGGATCGTTGTCGAGGAGCTGGTCGTTGAAGGCCGACTCGATTCGGGTCGCCCAAGCGGCGAGAGTGAAGCGGTCGAACTCCTGGTTGGCTTGCTCCATGTTGGCCCGCGGTTGCCGGATGTCGGCGAACAGCTGGTGCGGCGGTACGCCGAAGAAGCGGGCGACGTCGAGGACCTGGAAGCCGCGGCTACCGAGGAACTGCGCATCCTCGTTGTTCATCGAGACCGGGCTGAACTGCAGGCCGCCGTCGAGCAGCGGCGTCTTGCCGGCGTTCGCGGCGCCCGTGTACTGCTGGAGGGCTTCCTCGAGCACCCGGCGATGCTCCTCTTCGAGGACCGCGTCGGTCGTCCAGGAGCCGCGAATGTGGGCGCCGTTGCGAAAGACTCGCGAGCCGTGTTGCTCGGTCGCCCGCGAGAGCGCCATGGTTTCGCGCGCGTCGGTTAGAACCGAGCGACCGTGGATCCCGTCGCTTGAAAGACCGGCGACGTGCAGGATGCGCGTGCGATCGCGCTGGATGATCGCGCCGCCGTTCTCATCGCGGATCGAGTACAGGATACGCTCTGCGCCCGGCTGGACCTCGACTTTCGTGATGCGGTTGGGATCGATCGGAACAAGCCGGTCGAAGCCCGGGCCCCGCAGAGTGCGGCGTTTGAGGTAGTAGGCGTTCCCGCGCAGCAGGCAAAGGACCAAGGTCAGCTCGAGCCAAGTGAAGCCGTTCAGCAGCGGCGCCGGCTTGCGAATGAGCTGCGCTGCCCAGTGGTTGCGGATCCGCTCGCGATCGCCGTCGTCGCCGACGCGGCGGTAGACGATGAAGGGAAGCTGGGCGACGCCTTCCGAGATCAGACTGACGGAGCGGTAGACGGCCGCGATCGCCATCGCCTTGTCGAGCGTGATCGCCTCGCCGGTCTCCGCCACGTTCGAGGACAGAAGAAACGCAGCCAGTTTCTCGCTCGAGTTGATGCGGCCCGACGAATCGTCGACCGCTCGAAAGGCGCCCCAGGCACGGCGCACGCGCTCAAACATTGGTCTTAGACGTAGCTGACGGTCGGAACCTTCTGTTGCTTGCCGGCCATGCGCAGCGAGTAGGCCATCACCGCGGCGACGACCAGGTCGACGCGGCGGCTGTCGACCTTGCGCTCTTGGATCTTGATCGGCCGCATTCGCTCCTGCGCGTCGGTCTTCACGGCGGCCGACTCGACGTTGTAGGTCAGGACCGGGTCGCCGTTGTGGTGGAGTTGGCCGGCGAAGATCGCACGCTCGAAGGCGCGGCACGGTTCGTTGAACTCGAGCGCGGACTGACGGAACTCGACGCGCTCGATGCCCATCTTCTCGACGTGCTGGGTGATCTGCTCGGCGAACGTCGGATCGTAGGCGAGCTGGCGGATCCGGAAGATGCTCTTCAGCATCCGGATGTGGTCTTCAATGAAGTCGAGGTCGATGCGGTCGCCGGGCGTTTCGAGGACCAGACCCTGCTCGATCCAGCGCCGGATCGGCCGCTCGGTAACGTGCTCGATCTCCTCGACGTTGCCCGCCGGCACGAAGGCCCACGTCAGTAACGTGGTTCCGCCGCCAGGCTCCGGGAAGACCAGCGCCAGCGCGGAGAAGTCGACGTGGCTCGAGAGATCGAGGCCGGCGTAGCAGTTGGTTCCGATCAGGTGCTCGTCGTGGATCTCCGTCTTGCACTTGCGCCACTTCTCGATCGGGATCCAAACCTCCGCCGGTTGCGAGGCTCGGCCGAGACGGAAGCGGAGAACGCTCGGTCGAGCCGACGGCTTCTCCTTCGCTTCCATGCAGGCCCGTCGCATGTCGTCGAGCGCCATGAAGTCGCCGAGGCCTGGGTTGAGCGCGTACCAATGCGGCCCTTCCTCGAGCAGCTGCTCGTCGGTCATCTTGGGATCGGCTTC